CAGAGTTTAAAACAAATGATTTCTTTGAGGGTGAATTAATATCTTCAAATTCTGCATCTGGAAATGTTGTAAGGTGGAATAATAGAAATTCATTATTAAAAGTTTCATCTAATATCGATTTTAATGCTGGTGAAATAGTTGTCGGAGAATCTTCTAAATCTCAAGCAGAAATTCAAAAAGTCCTTAGTTTTAATTCAATTTATGATGTAAAATCTTCTTCAATTGTTAAAAAAGGATGGCAAAAAGAGACTGGATTTTTGGACAATGATTTGCAAAAAATTCATGATAATGACTATTATCAGTATTTTTCATATTCTGTCAAGACTAATATACCACTCGAAACTTGGGATAAAACCATAGATGAATTAAATCATCCTGTTGGATTCAAAAAATTCTCAGATTTTCAAGTATATTCTTCGCCAAATGCTATTGGTATAGGATCAACACTTAATTCTGAAACAAATGTTGTAGTGGAGTTGGATTCTGAGTTAAGCACCCATTGCAAGTCTGATTTTGATCTTGTAAAAGAAAATAATATTGTAATTGATAATAATTATGCATCCAATAAGATTATTTTTAATTCTGCCATTCTTCAAGATTATCTAGAATCTGTCGGAAACAGAGTTTTAATGATTGATGACCTTTCACCACAATTTAACAGTAATCCTCGAACCACAAAATATTCAAACATCGATGTTTTTAACTTATCAAACTTTAGATATAAAAAATATGTTACCTTCATAAATGATTTATCTTATGCAGACCAAAATCAAATACTTTTAGTTTCTTTATTACATGATGGAAATTATGGGTATTTAAACCAATATGGAAAAATTTATAATGATCATGATCTTGGGTCATTTGATTTTAGCATCTATGGATCTGAAGGAGTTTTGGAATTCCATCCAAACTATTATGAAGATAATAATTACAACGTCTCATTCTCATCAATTTCTATTAGCGACCTTACAACCTCAACTGGAGAACAAAATCTTGGAGATGTTGTAAGTATAGCTTCATCAAGCGTGACACTTTCTGTAGGAACATCAACTCCTACTAATATAGTTGGTATTGCATCAACATATAGGGGATCAAAAATCTATGTTGTAATTGGATCTACTGATGGTTCATATTATGAAGTTGATGAATTGAGTGTTGTTCATGATGGAACGCATGTATCCTATATGGATTATGGTCAATTAAATACAGGAAGTCTCTCATCTTTTGGATCTTCTGGGATTGGAACTTACCATGCTTATCTTTCTGGTTCAGATTTAAATATTGATCTTATTCCATATGCAGGTCTTTCTACAGATTTTTATGTAAATACAGCTAGAGTTTCAATCGCAAATTCTTCTTCTGTTGGTGTTGGTACAACTAATATTTTTGATGGATTTGTTGGATCTGGATATACGAGTATTCCATCTTCAGCATCACCAATTGCAACAAATGTTACATCATTTCCATATGATTTTGATGCAGCATATTACATTGGAGTTGTGGAGGATCTTACTAATAATCAATATCAAATTTCTGAAATGGTTGTATTGAAAAATCAATCAAACGCTTACATATCAGAATATGGTTATATTCATACTGACGGATCTCTTGGAGATTTTACTGTCGATAGAATCGGAGATGACACTGTATTGCAATTTACGCCAAGAGAAAATATAGAAACTCAGGTTAGAGTATATCAAGAGGCAATAACTGCTTTACATGCTCACAATTATCCTAGAGAAATACCATTAAACAATATTTCTATAACTGGTGGTCACGCTCTTTACGAAGGAACTGCAATTTCGACGAAAAAGACTTTTGGATTAACGCATAGACAAAAACCAATTTTTGAAAGATATTTTGATGGTGCTTCGACAGATGTTGTTGACCTGACAAATGATAGATTACAAATACCAGATCATTTCTTTGTGACGGGAGAAAAAGTTTTTTATGAATATACTGGTTCAGATACAAGCAGTATTAATGCTGTTGGGATTGCAACCACTACAATTATTGGTTTGGGAGTAACTGATAAATTACCAAGAACTTTATATGCATATAAAGTTGACAATTTATTTGTTCAATTTGCAGGTTCAGCTTCCGATGCATTATCAAGTCCACCAAATCTTTTAGATATTACTAGCGTAGGTATAGGAACATCTCATATTATTAAAGGATCGAATCAAAATTCAAGAACAATTATTGCAATTGATAATGTAATACAATCTCCAATTGTTGGAACTTCTATAACAACACAAACGGGCAATTACATTGAAGCAATTACCAATGTAATTACACTTTCTGGTATTACATCAATGTTTAGTGGAGATTTGGTAAAAATTGACAATGAGATAATGAGACTTGATACTCTTGGATTTGGAGCAACAAATGTAGCTATTGTAAGAAGAGGGTGGCTTGGAACAGGAATTGCAACTCACCAAACAGGTACATTGGTTACCAAATTAAGTGGCAATTATAATATTGATGCCAATACAATTTATTTTGTAGATTCTCCATGGGGTCAAATTCCATTTACAAATCCATCTTCTCGACCAGATGAAAAAGATTATGTTGGATTAATAACGGGATCAACATTTAGTGGTAGAGTATTCTTAAAATCTGGAGATGTAAATTCTTCTACGGATGCATACTATTATAATAAAGTCTTTGATGATATTTCAGAGTCATTTACTGGAGTAAGTACAAGTTTTACTTTAAAATCCGGAGGATCAAACATCACTGGAATAAGTACCAGTAATGCTGTAATATTGATCAATTCAATTTTCCAACAACCATCCAGAAATACATCACCAGTTACAGTAATTGGAAATTATTCTTTTTCCGAATCTACAGGTATTACTACAATTTCTTTCACCGGTAATGCTTCTCAGTCATATGATATTAATGCATCCGGATTACCAAGATCGGGTGTACTTGTTTCTGTTGGTTCAACTGCAGGGTTTGGATTCCAACCTTTAGTTTCAGCTGGTGGAACAGCAAACGTTTCAATTGCCGGAACTATTCAATCAATTAGTATTGGAAATAGTGGATCTGGTTATCGATCTGGAGTACAAATTGTTAGAGTTGGTGTTGGAACTTCAAGTACAAGAACTCCAAATATCGAATTTATTGGAACTGCCTCTGTTCAAAATGGTCATGTTGTAAGTATTGCAATTACAAATCCAGGAACTGGATATACAACAACCAATCCGCCAGTTGTTTTCTTTGATTCTCCATTATCTTATTCAAATATACCATTAATTTACAGTTCTTCTTCAACACCAGGGATCGGAAGTGGCGCTAGAGTTGATATTATTGTTGGTCAGGGATCTAGTGTAATTAATTTTGAACTTAAGAATTCTGGTTATGCATATGGACAAGGTGAAATATTAACTATTGGAATTGGTGGTACAGTTGGAATTCCAACAAATACCAATTTACCATATCAAGAATTCCAAATTTATGTTGATAGAACTCATACAGATTCTTTTGCTGGTTGGTCTCTTGGAGATCTTCAAGTTATTGATCCATTTGATTCCCTATTTGATGGAGAAAGAAAAACATTCCCAATAAGTATAAATGGTTCTCTTACTTCAATTAGAACAAGACCAGGATCAAACATTGATATTCAAGCAACATTATTAGTTTTTATTAATGACGTATTACAAGTACCAGGAACTGGTTACATTTTCCGTGGTGGAAATCTTATAACTTTCCCAGAACCTCCTAAAGCAGGAGATACATCAAAGATTTTATTCTATAAAGGAAATAGTGCTGTCGATGTTACTTTGGTTGATATTTTAGAACCAATTGAAGTTGGTGATGATTTGCAACTTATTGACGATTCTATTTTCTATACTCAAGATGAAAGAATAGTTACAAATATTCCTGCAAGTGATTATCTTGCAACGAATGTTTATTTCAATCCAGGACTGACATATGGAGAAACATATGAAAGACCTATTACACTTTGTTATCAAACTGAGGATAGAATTATTGACGGATTAGAAGAAGGAAAAACTAGAGTTCTTTATGAACCAATAGTTCAACCAACTACAAATATAATTACCAGTTTGGGAATTAGTTCTTCATCGGTATTTGTCGAAAGTGCAAAGATTTTCTTTGATTCGGTAAAAGAAAATACTGTAGGCAATACAAACTATAAAAAAATTACCATTACTTCTCAAGATGCAGTTTCCGGTGCAGCTGCAACTGCAGTTGTTTCTGCTGCTGGAACTATTACTTCGTTTGTAATTAGTGATGGTGGTTATGGTTATACTTCTGCTCCAGAAGTAATTGTTTCAAATCCTGTTGGACTTGGAACAACTTATAGAGCTTCTGGTTCTGCAACTATAACAAATGGTGTTGTAACATCAATTAATGTTTCAGCAATAGGTTATGGTTATACTTCTACTAATCCACCATTAGTATTAATTCAAACACCAAAAGCAACAAAAGAAGAAATTTCAAATGTTACATTTGAAGGTGATTTTGGTATTATTACTGGAATTAAAACAACTTCAGTTGGTGCAGCGACTACTGGATTAATATTAGATTTCTTCATCCCACAAAATTCATATTTAAGAGATCTAACAGTTAATACAGTTGGTATTGCAACAACTGGAATTAGTGGTATTCAAACTGGATATTACTTTGTAGTTAAAAATTCAAATGTCGGTAATGGCATTACTTCAATTGATGAAAGTGGAGCAACAATAGGAATTGGAACAACATGCTTAGATAATATTTACAAGGCTGTATCAGTTTCAATTGCACAAACAGCAGTTCCTGGTATTGGATTGACTTATGTTGCTCAAGTAACTGTAAGTCTTGCATCATATAATAATCTTACTGGACTTGGATTTAGTTCCTTCTATGGCGAATATAGTTGGGGAAGACTTTCTACACTAAGTAGAACTTATCCAAAATCATTTATAAATTATAATAATGGTCTTGTTGGTATTTCTAGTTCACCTATAGTTCAAAGACTTCTTCCTTTAAAATACCGAGATTATACTACATAAATACATAAAAAACGTTAAAATGGCTGCTATTATAACAGATCAATTTAGAATATTGAGTGCTAGGAATTTTGTTTCTGTAGCAAGTTCTTTGGACCATTCTTATTATGTTTTTGTTGGTCTTCCAAATGCTACAGAATATAGTGCAACTTGGGACACAAATCCACCAGCACCAAAAGATAACTTTAATGAAGAAGATTCTTATTGGGATACTGCAATTGCTTTAAAAAAAATATCTACAGAAAACATAAAACAAGTTATCAGAAAAATAACTTGGAGTTCTGGATCTACTTATGATATGTATAGACATGATATAAGTAGGACTAATACATCAAAACCATCTGGAGCAACTAGTTTATATTCTGCAAATTATTATGTTGTAAATTCTGATTATCGAGTTTATATTTGTCTTCAAAATGGAACAAATCCGGAAAATCCAGAAGGAAGACCTTCACTTGATCAACCTACATTCACAGATTTAGAACCTAGATCTGCAGGAACAAGTGGAGATGGATATATTTGGAAATATCTTTATACAATTGCTCCTAGTGATATTATTAAATTTGAAACTTCAAATTTTATTCCCGTACCAAAAGATTGGGAGACAAGTTCCACAAATTCTGCTGTAAAAAATAATGCTGCTACAAGTGGGCAAATTAAAATTGTTACAATTAAAAATCGTGGAGTTGGAATAGGAACAGCAAACACAACTTATACTAGAGTCCCAATCAAAGGGGATGGAAATGGAGCAGAGGCAACTATTGTTGTCAACAATAATTCAAAAGTTGAATCAATAACTATTTCTAATGGTGGATCTGGATATACTTATGGTACTGTTGATTTAATTGCAGGAAATGTTCCCACAGGGACAACACAACCAGATTTTGATGTAATAATTCCGCCAAAAGGTGGTCACGGAGCAGATATTTACAGAGAATTAGGTGCAAACAGAGTTGCTTTATATGCAAGAATTGAAAATGATGCCCAAAATCCAGATTTTATTACTGGAAATCAAATTTCTAGAGTTGGGATTGTTGAAAATCCACTAGTTTTTAATTCAAATTCTCTTCTTACAGAAGATAAAGCAAGTGCGGTCTATGGATTAAAACTTGTTGGTGCTGGATATAGTACTGCAGTTTTTACATCAGATAGTTTTATTACTCAAACTGTTGGAGTTGCATCAACAGCTGTTGGTAGAGTTATTTCATATGATCAGAATACAGGAATTTTAAAATATTGGCAAGATAGAACTCTTGTTGGATTTAACAGTGATGGAACAAAAAATACATCTCCAATTTATGGTTTTAATATGAGTAGATTTACCGCTTCTCCTGGAGTTGGAGGGACTACTATAATTCAGGGTGGGAGTGCTGGATTATCTATTGATACGCAGTTTACAGGTTATTCTACATCAATAAATAGTAGGACATATTATTTTGGACAAAATTTTATTAATGGTGTGTCCAATCCAGAAGTTCAAAAGTATTCTGGAAATGTTATTCATGTAGATAATAGACCTTCTGTTACAAGATCGTCTAGTCAAAAAGAAGATATCAAGGTAATTTTGCAATTCTAAAAAATCATGCCAGAGTCAACTAATCTCAACGTTTCTCCATATTTTGATGATTTTGATTCTACTAAGAATTACTATAAGGTTTTGTTTAAACCTGGATATCCTGTTCAGGCTAGAGAATTAACTACTTTACAGTCTATTCTTAAAAACCAAATCGAACAATTTGGTAATCATGTATTTAAAGAAGGATCTGTAGTAATTCCTGGACAACTAAGTTATACAAATCAATATAAATTTGTAAAGGTTGAAAATTCATATCTTGGTGTAGATATAAGTGTTTATATTAACGATCTTGTAGGTAAAAAAATTACGGGAGATGAGTCTAAAGTACAAGCACAAATTTTATATGTATTACCACAAAATGAACTTGGAAATGAATACACCACTCTTTATGTAAATTATTTGGCTTCTGGATTAGGAGATCAAGAAGTATTTTCTGATAATGAAAAATTAACCTTAGATAAAGGATATTCTCAAAACTCAATTGTAATTCAGAGTGGTGAAGGATTTGCAAATACCACTTCATCTGCCACTGGAAATGGTTCTGCTGCTGTTCTTAGTAATGGAATTTATTTCTTACGTGGTTATTTTGTT